CTGATAGAAACTTCAAAATCATTAAAAAGATCATTAAGGAAGAGTATGAGGCACGAGAGACCGTACGCAGAACTTTAAGCAAGTCTCTGGATAGACAGAAATTTGTGAGCAATCATGTGGTGATCAAGGTCTTCATGAGCATTTTCAAATCTCATCTTAAGGACATGTATGGAGAAGAGTGGAGGGCTGTGCTCAAACGACAGATATTGAGACATCTAGCTTCTGGAACTTTTTCAGAGATAGCCACTCTTAAGGTTGCTGCAAGGTCCTATAAAGATCAGATAATTGTTCCAGGGTTCCTACCTGGGAGAACAGCTGAAGAAATCAAGAAAGACATGAGTAAACTCAATCCTGAGGAGGTCAAGAAAAGGCCTAAGGTGATGGAAGCTTTATCAGAACTGGTTGCTCATTACATCTTAGAATCAGGTAAGTCACCAACACATGTGATAGAGATGCTACCCTTCTGCCAAGCACTTTTGGTAAAAAAAGGATACTTTGACACAGATCTGTTCATCAAACCTCAACATGGAGGAGACAGAGAGATTCATGTCTTGGAGATAGCTGCTAGGGTGTGTCAGTTTCATCTGGAGGGTATCAGCAGAGCTATAGCAAGACAAATCCCAGAGGACAGTCTGACTCATTCAAAGAGTAAAGATTTTTTTGTGAGTCAACACCATCGGAAGGCTGAAGAAAAGCTTGGAACCCAGTATTTCACTTTAGGGAAATCTGCAGATGCAACTAAGTGGTGCCAACGAAATCATGTTTCTAAGTTTGCGTGTTTTATGATGCCTCTCCTGGACAGATTATTTTGGACTTTCTGTCTGTCCATGCTGTGGTTATGGCTCTTTAAAAGAATGAGCTTCCCAATACAGTTTGCTTCTAACTTAATGGCCAATCAGGGTATTGAATCTGATCCTTTGTATCTCAAATTCCAGGATGAGTTTCTCAATGGAACTGGGCTCTTCCAGGAAGCCAAAAATAATAAAATGTACATCAGATTCGGGATGATGCAAGGAATACTACATTTCACTAGTACACTCTGTCATGTCATCATTATGGTTGTCATGGCGAAAATTGTCAGCTCTTATCTTAAAACAAAAAAACTAGATTGTGTGATTTCTGTCATTTCAGGAAGTGATGATTCAGCTCAACTAATCTCAATTCAAGGTAAGGCAACTGTAAAAAACTTGCAATTGATAACTACAATGCATCATTGGAAAGAAAAGATGGCAGAATATGCCTCTATCTATGCCAATAGAGCCAAAAGCAGCATTGGAACCCTTGATTTGGTTGAGTACAACTCAGAGTGGAATTTGAGAGAGCATAGCATCAAGCCTACATTTAGATGGATGTCAGCATGTTTTGAAACAACAGTTGTAGAAAGGTTTATTGATAGAATCAGGACCATGTATAACACATTATCTCAAGTACTAGAGGGAGGAGGTAAAACACTAGAATGCTCAATAATTCAGATGTGTCAAGCTTGGTTGCATTACATGATGTTGGGTCTCCACAGCAATCAATTAGCTAAAGAAGTGGCTGGAATGATCTGGTTTACCAAAGACCCTAGCTTGGGTTTCTTTCCCTTAGATTCAGATTACAACTGCGGAATAACAGGAGTAGATTTTCAACTCTATCATCTAGTTTGCTCCACTGGATTCTCTAAAGTCGGTTACAGAGTGGCTGACCCTGAAATGTTACCAGAAGATGAAATTAAGGATTCCACAGTACCAGATGACTTAAGATCAACAAAGCTGCCTTTTGGGTCTTTGAAGTTCTGGCACACACTATTAAGGAGGATGAAAGTTCCTGAATTGGAGAATATAATATTAGCTATTGAGAGCAATCCCCTCATCTTGTTTGAGAACTCTCCCTCATGGGATCATTGCAAATACCAGATCTTTCTTAAGGTGTTCCAACCTGGAGTTAAAGAATCTTTAAGCACTTACTCTCCCGTGATTCGCATGATGTCTGCAACTAGCTACATGATATCAAAGCAATGTTTTTCTAAGTTCAATAGAAGCACAGATGTGATTTCCAAACATAGCTTGTACCAGCTCTTACAGATAGAGATGCAGCAAATGGCCACTAGGACAGTGTCCACACAAGATCTAATCAAAACATTTCCTTATTCTAAAGAATATCAAGAAATGATGGAGTACATCAAGCATCTTGAGAGCAAGGGATCACTCAGGCACACTCCTCTTAAGGCAACTAGTAAGCAGAATATACTTGTTTTTGAGAAGACAATTGATGAAATACCACTCATAGAAATGTGTCGAAGAAAGTGGAATTTTTCTCATCATGTACCTTTATCAGAGAAGAGATTTCAAGAGAATTGGAAGGAGCTTAAGTTGAAATATTCTTTTATCAGAGATAACCTATTTGATACAGCAGAAGTTCTATCAATGAACATCATAGAGCTCAAGATGTACCTAGAATCTTATACAATCAAGTCTAGACGGATAGTGCTTATGGATTCAGCAGCCAAAAGCTCAAACATTAAATCGGCCATCAGTAGGCTATTTTGGCCTGATACAAAGATAGAAATGCCCCAACAGCAAACTGATATTGATAGCTTTTCAATCCGCTCAGATGTGTTCAGTATCTTATCTTTCTGGGGTTCAAGTCAGTGGAAGAAAGATGAGATTCTGAAGTTAATCAATCTGCATGATCTTCACACCAAAGATCATGTGCCCAATAGAATTTCTAAACTTCATGTCATCTCACAGTGGCATAATGATGTAGAGAAATCTCAATTGGTTCATAAGTTGGAAGCATCAGGGCAGGGTTTGTTAGGCTTCTTCTTGAAGAAACAAGAGGGCTATGGGAAAAACAGATCTGGTGAGGGACTGTGGGCTGGGTCTGTATTAGGAGTATCAATTCACATACACATGAAAATGGTGGAAGATGACAGAGGGAAACTGAATCATTGTGTTGAAATCGTAATGAACAGGCTGAGAGAGCCCAAACTTTTGGGTAAATTGTTAAGAACTCTGGTTAAAGACTTTCACCTGGTTAAGCCAAATGTGTATCAGAAATCCCAGCTATGGTTATCTGAATCAGGCAGAATAATGCCAGGAGAAGGAGAATCATCAGATATACCAATCAGACTGGATGACAATCTTAAAGTTGAGTTTGTTGACAAACTGTCAGAAGTTGACTGGGACTGGGAAGTCACTGACAGCAAAATTAGACTGATTGCTGCAGTTGATGAAGATGTTAAGATAACAATTTTGTCAGATGATTATAGTAGCAATGACTGGGACCCAATATGTCAAACACACTTGGAAGGTCCTGTCTGTGACTGGTCTCAGAGCAACTCAATAAA